TGTTGATAGAACATTAGGGAAGTGTCCCCTTTCCTTTCGTTCCTCTTTGATTCCGTTCCGTTCCTTTGACATTCCAAGGAATTCATGCGGAAATCCCGTCATGAGTCAGCTTTAATTGAAGAGTGTTCCAAAGTTCACTCTGTTTCCGTTCGTGCTGTCCGCAACTGGAGAAACCTTGATGACCCACGCTGGCGAGATTTTTTAAGATCTCGTGCCCAAGAGTCCACGTTTTCTTTTGCGCGCCCGGAAGCCAATGCAAAAGCAATGACTCCAGAGGAAACGGAAGAAGCTGCTGCCATCCGTCACACCCGTCTTTCGCTATTATGCGATCAAGCTGAAGGCCGTGGGGACATGAATTCCCTTCCCACATTGCTCAAAGCCTCAATCGAAGCGCACAAACTTTGGACCCTTGTTTCGGAAAACAACTTAAAACTGGCCACGGCCTCGGGTAAATTGGTCGAAGTCTCAAAGGTTTCCGAGTTTATCCTTGGTAATCTTGCAATGGCCAAGCAACTTCTGGAAAACCTTCCTGACATCTTGGCTTCGAGAATTGAATCTTCAATCGATGTCGCGGCCATCACTCGGCAAGAGGTTCATGTCATCCTCAAAGAATTAGCGGTTTCTTCCCGATCCATGCCGGGGTGCGATTCCCATGTCACCGGCGCTTAAATCTTTGGAAAGCGATTTGGCTTCCATGTGGGAGCCGCGCTACCGCTTGGATCCGCTGACTTGGGCAGAAAACGAAATCACCCTCGACCCTCGATTCAGTCCACGCCCTGGACGGTTCAATTGCGATTTCACCCCTTACCTTCGGCAGCTTCATCTTTGGTTTGGAGATTCAAGCATCCGCCAGATTACCCTGGTGAAGTCCGCGCAAGTCGGAGGGACTACCTTGTTGGCCAATCTCATCCAGTGGGCCATCGCCGAGCAGCCGGGCCCGATGCTCTATGTGACCAGCACAGCGGACAATGCCAAGTCCTGGAGCGAACGCGAGTTGTTGCCTAGGATCCGAAATTGCCCTGCGCTGCGTAATCTTCTTCCGGATGACCCGGACATGATAAAAAAAACCGAGATGGCTTTCCGAACTTGCACCCTTTCGCTTAAAGGGTCCAACTCCGCCAACCAACTTGCCTCCCGCCCAATCCGTTATCTTTTTGCAGACGAGGTCAGCAAATGGCCAGATTCTTCCGACACCGAAGCCCCCTCCCTCGATCTTGCGCTTGCCAGGACAAACTTTTACCGGACCATCTGCAAGCGGGTGTTGGTCTCGACTCCCACCGTCCCGACATCTGCCATCTGGATCAATTTCCTTGCCGGTTCCCAACACCGATTCCATGTCCGATGCCCCGATTGCAATCGAAGCCAACATTTGCAATTTGAACAGGTCAAATGGTCGCTCGATCTGCGCGGGGAGAACGGGGTCTGGGATCTGGACGGAGTGGCTGCCTCGGCTTGCTATCAGTGCGAGGAGTGCGGGGGGCTGTGGCCCCAAGAACTCCAGCGAGAATTGGTGGGACGCGGGGAGTGGGTCGCGGGGAATCCCTACGCTCCCAAAGACCATATTTCGTGCCATATCAACTGCCTCTATTCCCCCCAGATGACTTGGGGTGAAACCGCAAAACTCTTTCTTCAAAAGCAATCCACGCCGGGCGGGTTGCATGATTTTCGCAATACCTACGAAGGCCTGCCTTTTGAAGCCAGATCCACCACTTTAAAAGATGAAAGCATCCTCGATCTGCGCGGTGGATACCGTCAACGTGAAATACCCACCGAAGCCGTGGTCAATGGAGAGGCTCCGATCTTAACACTTTGCGCCGATCCGGGTGGCAAAAGGACGCATTGGTCCGTGGAAGCCAGGACACTTTCTGGAGAAAGTTGGGTCATTGATTGGGGTGAGGTCAGCGAAATCGAAGAACTGATTTCCGAATCTTTTATTTCCGCTCGGTCTTACCTTCTTCCGGACGGTCAGACGATTGTTCGCCCTTCGGCGGGATTGGTCGATTCAGGCTTTATGACCGAAACAACTTATTCGGTATGCAGTCGATCGAATTCTCTGCTTTTTCCCAGTAAAGGAGCCGAGAGCACGTTCAAGCCCTTTCATGCTTCACCCATCCCTGGCATGGGACTAATCCTTTACAGCTATTCGGATTATATCTGGAAGACCCACCTCTACCTTGACCGAATTCAAAAAAGGCTTCCTCCCCTTCTTCATTTTCCGACCGACGCATCAAGGGATTTTTTGGCCGGACATTCTGGCCAAATCTTGTTGGAAAATAAGAACAGCCGTTCCACTCCCTATGCTTGGAAAAAAGTGGAAAATGACCACTTTGGAGATTGTACAAAGCTTCATTGCGTTGCTTGGGCAATCCTTCGTGAGAAAATCTGATCTTCCTTTGACAGGCGGACGCTTTCATGGCGTCACCGAACACAGGGGGAATCAAAGCATATCTGAGGTACAAGTCTCTTGAAGAGCTTCAAATCCTTTCTGACGTGGTGTTCACGGGAGCCTCTGAAGAGGTCACCATTACCGGAACTGCAGCCGATGGAGGATCGGCATCTGGTCAAGTAACTTTTCCAAGATTGGATTACCTTGCATGTATTATGGAAGTTCGCCGTGAGCAAGGGGACTATCCTTACAATTCAGACGGAAGTGTCACATCTCGCCAGTTGGGAACCCGTCCAGATTATTCAAGGACGTGGGCAGTCACTTAGTTTGACAGGTCTCGGCTGTCATGGCCGAAATCAAAAAATCAAACCGAGGCGGCCGTCGCCAAGGAGCAGGACGCCCTAAAAAATCAGACGAAAATTCAAAGACGGATTTTGCCGCCTACGAAGCTTCTTATCGGTTTAACCCGCAGCGCATGTGGGTTTATTCCCCCACGCTTGATGCGGCAAAAGAACTTTCCGCAGGATCCCGGCAAGAACTCATTAAGAAAGCTCAATGGCTTTACAACAATTCCGGTCTTGCCGGAGGAGCTGTTGAGAAAATCGCACGACTTGTTGGTCCGCTTATTCCTCAAGCACGTTCATCCGATGACGCTTGGAACAGAATGGCCGAACAAGCTTTTCAGGATTCTTGCACCAATGCCGCATGGGGCGTTGATGTTGCCGGCGGAGTCAATTTTTACCAAGCTCAAAGCCTCCTTGTCCGCCAGATGGCGATCGCAGGAGATGTTTTTTGGCAGCGCATGACTTCCAAATCGGGTCGCGGAATGTTCCGACTTATCCCTGGAGAGAATGTCGGATCTGTTATTGGTGACGAAAAAAACGGGTGGCGAGATGGCGTCATGGTGGACAAAAAAGGACGTCCGATCAAATATCGTGTTCTTACTGCCCCGGCATCCAATGAATTTACGGATGTTTCAGCCGATGATTTAACCCAAGTTCGCCGGGCCTATCGTCTTGGTTACACCCGCGCTCCTTCGTGGTTGGCGCGAGCTGCCAATACACTTCAAGACATCGCCGAGTATCTGGCGTTTGAAAAGCAATCCGCCAAACTCGGAGCTTCGATGGCAATGGTCATTACTTCGCCAGAAGCGGGTTCCATTGGCCTCGGGTCATCATTGATTAAAGGGACTTCCAGCAGTTCTTCACAACCGATGACCGTGGACGCCATGACTAACGGGTCAATCATCCCGCAACTGAAGCCGGGAGAGAAAGTGGAGTCGCTGATCAACTCCCACCCTGCGGCCAACATCAAGCCGTTCCTAGATACGCTGAAAGAAGAGATCGCTGTTGGCCTTGGGCTATCGGCGCAGTTCCTTTTCGATTCCACAGACGCCGGAGGTGCCAACCAACGTTGGATTCTGGAAGAAGCTTCCATTTTGGTAAAAGAGATTCAGGACATCATCATCCAGAGTTTTGCGGCTCCCTTCTGGCGTTTTTGGATCTGGAACGAGATTGAGAATGGTCGTTTGCCGATGCCAGGGGACGGATCCGATTGGTGGAGATGTGATTTCACGCCTCCCGCTGACCTTAGTGTTGACTTCGGGCGCGATGGCCGTCTGATGAGCGACCTCTTCCTGCGCGGACAGATTTCACCGCATCGTTATTACGCTTTGCAAGGACTCGATGCCGACAAACAGGACGAAGATATCATCCGCTTTGCCGCCCGTCGCAAAAAGTTGATTGCCGAAATTTCCAAGGAAGAAGGCGTTGAGTTGACAGTGGCCGACGTATTCCCTCCGGCTCCCGGTGCTCCAATCCCTCCGACCGCATCGGAAGGAAGCAAACAAGGGGCATAATTTGACATGACCGGAAAAAGCAATGTCTAAGCTTTCCCTTTTTGCCGCAGCAACCGATTCGCGTATTGATGCCGAAGCCGGGATCCTTCGTGGAGTTTCACTGATTTCCAAAGGATACGCCAGGGGGCACGAGTTTCTGGGCGAACCAATCATCGCCGATGACACGACTTTGGATGAAGTGACAAATGCCGCGCAAGGATTTAAGGACGGGGTTCCCGTCATGTTTGATCACGGCAGCGGAATCGCGGATCTAGTCGGTGCTATTAAGGATATCTACCGCGACGGGGACAAAGTTCGCGGAGATTTGCATCTCTTAAAAACCCACGAATCGTTCGACACGATCTTGGAGATGGCCAATTCCATGCCCTCCAATTTTGGCCTTTCCATTTCGTTTATGAATGCTCCGGAGCCAATCATGGGCAACGATCAGGAGCCGGATGACGATGGCGATGAAGATGCAAACGACGTCACCGGAGATCCCAATGACATTGTGGCCTATGCAGCTCGTATTGCCGAACTTTATTCCTGCGATCTCGTTCAGGCTCCAGCGCTGAATGCTTCTCTTTTTATGGCAAACCAAGACCCTGAACCAAAAACAGAAGGAGAAATTCTTCCGGAGCACGTTGAAGAAGAAATTCCTCAACCTATTGAAAACTCCATTCATCCTGTTACGGAATTAAACGAAGAAAAAATTTCAACGAATAACCCGTTGATTGTCGGGGAGCCACCCGTGATTCCTGCTGAACAGGTTGATCCAAACAAAATCGAAAATCCCTTGGTTCTGCCCGAAGAACTGGCTCGTCTCCGTGATATTGAAACAAATTTTACCAGCAACCGGACGGAATTGGCATCCATTCGCACCGAACTTGCATCTGTAAAAGCGCACCTTGCCATTAAGGAAGCTCAACTGGTGGAACTCAATATGCTCCATCGTTCGGTCAAGACCGTCTTGGGACTCATGCCCGCCGACGAGATCCCCGTGGTCACCGACGTTCAGCCTGCCCCTTCGGTTATTGAGGCCTATGAAGCAATGTCCGCAGGCCCCGAACGCCTTGCCTTTTTCCAAGCCAACCGCCGAGCCATTGAAACGGCTCTCAGCTCTCGGGTTGGGAAGTAATCAGTAAATTCAGTCAACCAAACCTTAAAACACCATGTCCAACTCATATAGCAGTTCATTGGTCGTGGATGTCGCCACACAGAGCGCCATCACGGTCCTTCAAAATAAACTCGCCGCCCTCAACAGCTTTAACACGGATTTCTCTTCCGACGTAGTAAGCGGTGCAGGCCTTCGCAGACTTCAGGTCGCCGTTGTCAACAATGGAGCCGCTGCGGTTACCAACCCGACTTCCTTTGAAAGCCAGGGCGACACCGTGACCAACGCCGCCGTCACGATGAACCACATCTCGGCTCAATTCGGACTCACTTCCGGACAATTAAACCAAGGTTTCCGTTTGGAAAAGGTTCTGAAGGCCAACCTTCGTGCCCTTTGCAACGCGATCATGGACGTGGCTCTTACGCCTCTTTCCACGGCAAACTATGGTTCGGCTGCGTACAGCACGGCCATCACGACGGCCACCGGTGGCAACATCGGCAACAGCCTTATCACCGCAGGACTTCCGGCCCTTTTTGCCGCCCTCGGCAATGGTTCTGAGCGCAACCTGGTGCTTGATCCCACATATTACAGCTACCTCCTTCCTCAGACAGGAATGAGCCTTGATGCTGGCAAGTCCGGCGCTTACGGGTTTGATCGCATCCTGCTCAACAACCGCTGGACCGCAGTCACCGGTGGATCTGACACCGCCCTGAACGGCACAACCAAGACGATCCACGGCTTTGTGGCTTCTCCAGAAGCTCTTGCAATGGCCGCAGCGATCCCTTACGTGGATCCCGCAGTTGCCGGACTTCTCCAACAGAGCGAGATCATCGAGGTGCCTGACCTTGGGATTGCAATCCAGATGAACATCTGGGGCAGCCTTAGCTCCCGCAGCTTGAACGGATCTTTCGACGTGCTCTTCGGCGCGGCAAAGGCCGACGGCAGCGCTCTTAAGTTCATCACTGCCTAATCTTAACGGAAAATAGTGTGTGCATAGAGAGGGGGGTCTCGGAAACGAGGCCCTCCTTTTTTGCGTTTAGGACTCATTAGGATTCTTTGACAGGTGGACTTCCTTGTGAACTCCGCCTTGATTGCTTCTTTCCGCGCCAAAGCCGCCGGGGAAATTGCCGATTCCCTTGGCACTCCTATCACGATTGGAGGGCAGACTTTCAATGCCTTTGTTTCCACGCCTGCCCCGCAAATGGATTTGGAGATGGGAGGATTCAAAACCAATCGCTCCATCCGCTTGCGTTGGCCGATTGGCCGCTACATCAAACCATCGCTCGGAACTTCCGTACTTCTAGTAAATCAAAACCTTACTTTCCGAGTTGAAACGGCCGAAATCGGCAACGGCGCACTTGGAGCCGAAGTCTTAGTCACAGCCGTCCGCGAATAATTATGAATCCTCTCCTGGTAGAATCTGCCCTTCAAACCGCTTTTACGGCATCGGCTTTTTCATCTACCACGGTTTACACCGGAACGAGTTACCAAGAACTCACTCCTGAAAATCTCAATCTCATTGTTGCCTGCACCCAGCTCGAACACGTGGCTGGAGTCGGTGGAGGGGTCAACCTTTACAAAGCGACGGTGGACATCAAGGTTGCTGCGCCGGCATTGATCGGATCCAGCCAGCTTACCGCGCTGACATCCACACTTGAGACCCTTCGCACAACCGCACTGACTTCCAGCTACCTAACAACCAACTGGCCTTCCGCAAGCGCAGCGGTCTTTGCAGGAGTCTGGATTAACGAAACCAAAATGTCCCAACACGAGCACGGTTGGGTCGCTGAGATCACCGCCATCATCGGCGTCAGCGAATAAAAGAATTTGACACCTTAGAAATCTGTATATGGCCGCCACCATCGGAATCGTCACTCTTAACAGCCTCATCACGACCCCCACCGGGTGTGTCCTTCAGGAGGCATCCAAGGAAACCTCCAAGAAAGTCGTTACGGTGAAATCTTTGGTCGGCGTCACGGTTCAGGCCGCTTTACTTCCAATGACCGAGACCAAGATTTCTTTGAAATACAAAGGAGTTGCCGGACTTTCCCTTGCCGCCGCCAACTCCACGATTGCTTCCGGCACCGCCGTTGTGACCGGAGTCTCGGTGGAAGAATCCAACAGCGATTATCCCGACACGACGCTTGACGTCATGGCTTGGAGCTAAATTTTATGTCCGCCGTTACCGCATCCCTCGGAATCAATTCCTTCACGTCCGGAACCGTCACCAAGGTTTCCACAAGCGCCAAGGTCACGACCAAGGTGCTTACCGATTATTCGGGAGCATTTTCAACCGCAGCAGCGTTTGACCCGCTTTATGAGGCCACGGTGGAAGGATCCGGAACCTATCCAAGCGTGGCGCTTGGCGTGATCGCCACCAACATCCCAAGCACAATCACGGGCGGTGTCATTCTTTGCGACAGCTACACTCAGACCGAGAAGAACGACGAATTCCAGAGCTGGAAGTACACCATCAAGGGATTCCCTTCGGCTTCTTAATCTAAGGCCTTCCACAGTTTAATATGATCGAAACCAACAAGAAATTCTCCGTGATCACGGATCACGAGGCTCCCTTAAAAAGCGCCAACACCCATTTGATCGCCGCAGCTTGCACGGCAGGGGGAACTCTCTCTCAAGACGGATATCTGGACACGATTGAGCAAGGTCTGGATGGAAAGCCCCGCCGGACGGTGGTCTGGCTAATGGAAGAAAAGGAAATTACCTTTTCCGCAACTAAAGACGAAACGATTTCCACCCAAGAGTTGATCCGTCGCTGGAATGACCGCGAATGGTGCTTTGCCAATCCAGACCATCCGATTGTCTGGATGCGTTACTATCAGCAGACCCTCACCCAACTTCGGGACGCCATTCGGGACCAGACTCCGACCATCGTGGTCAAGCGCGGGGGCCGCGCAGCCTACATTCCCGGCAAGGCTACCGAAGCCGAGAAAGCCGCCCTTCTCTCCAAGCTATGATTGATGTGACCAAAGACATGCTCTACAACGAGGAGCCGGCATCCCTCAACGAACGCCTTTTTCAGGAGGAACCAATTATCGCAGGGCGAAAAGTCCGTCCTTGGAACAATGCGGTCAAATTAAAGTTAGCCAGGATCTTTTCTTGGATTTCGCATCTTGATCAATCCACCCAACATGAAGAATTGCTTTACGCTTTTCTTTATTTAGTGGCAGCACCGATTGAACGGGTCGCTTTGAACACGCTCAACAAAAAAGCCTATTTTATAGATAAAGACGAGTTTGTGGGATCGCTTTCCGAACAAGAAATTGCCTCCGGGGGAAAATGGTTTATCACCGTTACCAATTTAGAAAAAGAAACCACCGTTGAAGTGGTTGCAAAACCAAGTTCAGGAACAGGGGAAACACCACCCCCAAACTTGTAGAGCCTCCCTCGCTTGCCACGCTGATTTTTACGCTTGGCAAGGAGGGGGGCTTTACAGAGCAGCAGATCATGGATTTTGAAACAGGCATGCCCGTTTATCGCGTCAATGCCTACTACCATGCGGCTCTTCGATCTCACGACATCTGGACATGTATTCCGTCTGCCCCTGCGGAGCACCAAATTGATGACCTCTTAGCCTTTCTTGACACTTCGCAAGAAGAAGATGAGTAAAACGGGACTGACTATTGACACGACCAATTTCAACCGGGCTATCAACGAAATGGCCCGATTAACGGGTGTTTCTATGGAAGAGATTGTTTTGGCGGAAGTTGGAAGCGTTCTTTCTCAAACAATTACGAACACCCCCAAAGCGACAAAAGAATCCATTATGAAAAGTTCAAAAGACTTTATATGGATTCGGAACGAAGGAGGGACTTGGAACCGAAAAGGGAAAACCTATCACGGGGGAACTTTCTACCCGTTGAAATGGCATTACAAAGATGATCTTTGGAACTTTATTGTAACTTCCAAGGATGCGCGGATCAAAGAACTGATCAAACGCATCGGCGTCGCCAAACAATCATGGTTTAAACTGGCAAACAATCTTGGAATCAAACTCCCGAAAAATGTTCCGGGATACGTTGCAAAAGCGGAAATCAACGGACAGACGTTTGCAACGCCAGTAAATCAACAAAAAATCACTTCTGGTTCCAAAGTTCAGATTTCTATTGAAAACATGACCCGTTCCGCGATTGAAGGCGGTGGTCGAGCCGCATTACTCAAAGCCATCAATGGCCGCACTGGGTATTTTTACCGCAACCTAAAATCTGGAGCTTTTAAGAAAGTTTCTGATATTGCCAAAAAATACCCCGGATTCAACGTGCGCGGCATTTAATTGACATTCCGTCACTGATTTATGGCTTCCTCTAAAGAATCATTGTTTGCGGTGTTCGGCATGGACATTGCGCCTCTATTGCAAAGCCTCAAAAGGGCGACTAATAGCGTCCAAGAAGCCACCACTAAGATGGGCAAAGAATCTTTTGGTTCATTATTGGCACCTATTGGAAGCGTTGTGGCAGCCATCGGATCGGTGGCGGCCATCATGGAAGGAATGAAAAGCGGCCTTGAATTGGGCGCTCAAATGCAAGAAGCCGCTGAACAAACCGGCATCGCTGCCGGAAACTTCTACATGCTTCGCCTCGCCGCGAAAGATGCGGGACTTGAAGTGGACAAGATCCCAGGAGTCATTGGGAAAATGCAAGCTGTCCTAGCTGCATCTGTCAACGGCGGTGGACAATCCAGATTACTGACAAGCCTTGGGTTGGATCCTCGTCAATTAGCGGAAGCAAAACCAGATGAAGCATTAAGGAAGATAGGAGCAGCTATTGATTCGGTGGAAAACCGAGCTGCTCGAGCCGGAGCCGCCCGCGCAATCTTTGGCCGAAGTGGAACGGAACTTTTGCGTCTCTTTGCTTCTCCAGAATTCAAAAACTCGGGAAATCTTTCCGACGCCGCCAGAGTCATTGAAGAAAATGCCGCATTGTTTAAGCAGATCATGAATGATCTGGAACACGTTTGGGATCGTCTTAAAGAAATCTTTGTCGGTCTTGATAAACAACTTTTTCCCACCATTGATGCCGCATTAAAACGGTTGGAAGGGGTCGATTTTACTTCGTGGGGGGAAAAGATGGGAAATGTCATTGCCGGATTCTTTACAGATTTTACCAACCGCATGGAAATCCTTGGAGAACTCTTAAAAGAAGTGTTTTTGGGGGTTATCCTTCCTTTTATTACTCCTTTTACGGCATTGCTAAAAGATTCAGCGATTGTTTTTGGTCGCGCCATGAAGGATGTCCTTTTAGAGCCTCCTGCGTGGATTAAATGGACAATGGATCATGCCAAAGCCGGGGCGGCAATCGTCTCATTGGTTTCCGATCCTTTGCGGAACAGCCCCGTTTCAAAAGGTCTTGATTATTTGGAAACCCCCAATAAAAGCACCGGTCCTGATTTTCTTGGCGACATGAAAAAAGCATTGGACGAATCCTATGCTGCCAACAATGGACACCGGGATAAAATGACCGAGCTATTTGAAAAACTAGCTGCACCAACCGGATGGGTGGAATCCCTGAATAAAAACGCCCGAGATAAAGCCAACGAAGAAGCCTCAAGAAATGGCGATTCCCCGATTTCCGGTGATCTTGGACTTGGAGGAAAGGGATTTGGATTGATTTCAGATTCTTTGGCACGGGTTGGCGGTGGTGGAAATTTCCAACTTGGGGGTGAAATGACTAATCCGATTGTGACCGAACAAAAACGATCCAACACTTTGCTTCAGCAAATCCTTCAAGAAGCAAAAAACAACAAGCTTCCAGCCAATAATCTTCCAACCGGACAATTTGCTTTTTCAGTTTAACACCTAACCAACGATCATGGCCGCCACGACATCCACCTCCACCACGTTTGACGCACGTCTGGGAACCTATATCACCACGACGGTTGCCCAAGACGTCTCTTCCCAACCCGTGCCTCCAAGCGGATCTGGAGCGTTTGAAATCACGACAGCCTATTCCGACGGAATCTACACGACCACTTGGAAAACCGAATCGGGAACAAATCCCACGGGGTTTCCTGCCCTTCCATCAGGAAGCACCTATAATTACGAAGTCCACACATCGGTCAGCACGGAACCGCTGGTCACGCATACGTATTTTACCTCCGGCGGAAAATGGGCGCTTTCTTCAACGGATCTCCAAGCCATCAAAATTGCGGAAAGCGATCCGGCTAATACGGTCACTGGATGGGTGGCGATCTCCACGGCATCGGGATCATCTGCCAATCTCAAACAATATGCCACGCTTGTTTCTCAGGGAATTGATACCTACCTGAACCCTTCCATCACGCTTTCCATTACCGATGATGAATCCTCCCTTCCTAGCATTGCAACGATTGGTCAGATCGCTTCGGGACTGACCAACGCACCCACCCTCCCCTCGGGAGGGAATTGGCTTTTCACAGGAATGAACGCCACGGCCCTTTCCAATGGGAAATGGAGGATTGCCAAAGAATACCGTGCAAGCGGTCAAAAAGGTTGGAACACCTCGATCTACCAATAACCGATGAAACGCATCCCACGGATGAGTTCGGGAGGAGTTTTGACCCCTCAAGGTTGGGACATGGTGGCTCAGGTCATTGATGCCAACTTCCGCGAATGCCAGATCCAGCCGGGCAAGGGCGTCACCATTTCCAACGGGACCGGAGGTCAAAGCGTTTCCGTAAAACAAATTCCCGTAAAAGGTGCTACATCCGTTTATCCATTTGATTTTATCGGGGTCACTTCCACCACGTGCAAATTTCAGCCAGGGACAATTGCGGGGCTCATCCCGACCAACATGTTTGCCACGCTGACCTTTTCCACAACGACCAGCTATCTTTTGGCAACTTGCACGACCTCGGGACAAAAAGTCACGGCAGCCACGCTTTCCATCGTGACAACCGTCCCATCGTTTCCGATTCCTACCGTGGGAGCTGCTCCAAGCACCCTATACATTGTCCTGGGAACCTTTACCTCGGGATTATACACAAATCTTTGGCAACAATCGATTTCTGCCACACCCAAGGAAGTCATGCGGGTACCGGTTTCTAATCCCACCGCTTTTCAGCTTCCCTTCACTTCGTATTGGGATTGGTCGGTTTCTTAATCTTAATCCGAGTAAGGCCATGACACCTCAAGCCTCGGTCACGTTCACGGTTGCCAACTCAAACACTTACCTCAACGATTTCATCTATCAAAAAACGTGGAAGCGATTGCAAAGTGGATCTGGTAACGCCACAACATCCACAGTCTTAAACGGTGATACCAATTATACAATTTTACATTCGGCATTTTTAGGAACTTCAACGCAGTCGTACACCCGAAATTATTTGATTAACTCCTCTAAAGCTCCATCTTATACGTTTACCTCAAGTTCTGCTTACACGGAGTCATATAATAGCCCGTTAACCTATTATTGGTATTCAAGCGGAGGTGCTGACGGCACAGGAGCAGTTGAATTAACTTCGTCAGATGCACAAGGAACCGGAGTCTACAAAGCTCAAACATTTTCGCCTTTCTTTGTTACTTCCGGCTCAACCAGTTCCACGGGCAACTATTCGGCGTCTGGGGCAAGTTATACGGATTACCAGACGGTCAATGATTTTAATGGATATGACTCTGATGGGAATATCCGATACTCGGGGTATTCCACATCCGTGGTTTACACAACTTCCCTCACTTTTGCCACCACGATTGATTCGGCAATTCGCGCTACGGCTGCCTACACGACAACCTGGACCACGGCCGCTTCCAACACTTCTTTTACGGTCACTTCCTACGACACATTCACGACGGCGACGACAAACGCTTGGGGATCCGCCTCAAGTCTCTCCACATCGAGCAAGACCACGCTTTCCGTGGATACCTACACGGCTCTTTCCAGCTCGCAAACGACTACCTATATTTATGCCGGAATCTACCCGTTTGGAACCGGATCTCTTTGGAAAAGCCGGATTGAAACATTTGCCGACACAATAGTTTTTGTGCCTTCTTCGGCAGTGGCGTATGCGTTCACGACCACGGGAAATAACGTGGCCTCGGCGATTGCAACAACATTTGCTTCGTCATTAGTTCAAAGCAGTTTCTCGGTGTCGATGGTGACCACAAGTTTTGCTGCCGTCAGTTCTTCCATTACTTATTCCAGAAATAATGGCGGGCTAATTACTTCGTACCTTGTTTCCAGTTCACTTGTTCAAGGCGTCACTTCAAGCGTGACTTATCCAACCGGACTTGCTTTCAGTGACGTGACTTCTTCACTGACTTCTTCGTCCTATTCAGGAACTGCCGCCACTTATGCTGGATCCAATCCTACTGCAATAGTGACTTATTCGGCAGGATTGTCTCAAACGGGGTTGATTCCCTTTGTGTCCACACAAGCGGTCTCGTCGTTTGGGTCGGTCTATGTGGATTCAAACGGATTAAACCTAATCTACCCTCTGACCGATACGATTGCTGGAGGATCTAACCTTTCTGCCACGGCAATAGTCTTTGGATCCCTTGGATCAAGTAATGATTCCGTCAATGGAACGGGTGGAGAATCATATTTTCTCACTTCTGCTTCATTTATTCCCATTCCTGCAATCGGAGCCTCGATTCGGACAAACATTCCGACAATACAGTTGACCACTCAACTTAAAGGAGGAGGGACGTCACAATCTTTTCGGGCTTTGCCAGGACAAATGACCGGCGGATCAACTCCCGCCCCGGCTGCCTATTTTACCGCAGGATCTTTTCCGGCATGGCTTACGGTTTCGTCCGTTTTTTTCCAAGTGGGTTTTTCGGATCTTGGCTATGAGAATGTCCCGCGAGTTTTTCCGTTCAGTGGATCGGGAAGCTATGTTTCCAGCGTCTCTTCAATCCTTACTTCTATCTCTGGCAATACGATTTTTGCGACTTCTCAATCAACGGCCACTTCGCTCTCAGTCTCCAGCACCTCCACGGCCACCATCACCAACACGATCACCGGCTCAACCTCGATTGCTTTTGGCACCTCGGGAGCCGTCGCTAGTTTTTACGCCTCCTCAGTCACCAACTTGATCCCTGCCAACGTCACGGGATATGTCACTCCTCCGGGAGTTTTTGATGTCTGGGACTCGTCAAGTTCAACACGCTTTGTTCAAAACAAAGCGCAATTCTGGGGAGCCGGTGGCAATCAATCGTATTTCTCCAATGTAAATGGTTTTTATGCTGCCAAACCCATGAATTTTTCCCCATATGCCGGAGGCTATGCGGATTCAGCGAATTCCACGTTAAGCGTCATCCCGGCAGTGGCGGCCCTGACTTACTCTTACGTTTTATAAGCAACCTTTGACACCCCTCGGAGATCAACGATCTCCACCATGCTTGTCATCACCGTCGCGGCCACCCGTTCTTATCTCCATGCTTGGCCTCAATGCGTCCGAGCCATTGCTGCAGCCGCCGGCCACCACGAAGAAGCGCATTTTGTCTTGGCAACCGATGAGTCCAAGGAAGGAAAAATGGCCGAGGAGATCGCCAAGAACGAACTTCCCGAGGGGTGGAAAGTCACGGTCCTCCGTCTGCCGATCAAAGAAGACGAAAAAGACTACAAGGAGACCGCCCAGCTTCGCATTGCAGCGTTGCAAGGGGCCTGCTTTAGCTTTGCCCGCAAGATCCGCGCTGCACAATGCCTTGTGGTTGAAAGCGACACCATTTTGCCTGCCCATGCCCTCCGAGTCTTGGAATGGACGCTTCAGATGCCCAAGGCGGACGGATCTCCCTACTACCAAGTGGCAGCCGCCACCTATCCCAACGGGCTTTTCCTTGGGGGATTCGGCTCGTATCAGAACCCGATTGCCGAGGATTTCTTGCCAGAAGAGCGAGTTTTGCCTGACCGATTGAAACTTTGCCTAACCAAATGCGAGGAACGCTTGAAATCCTGCACGGATCAAAAGCTAGGAGAACGCGAGATGAAGCGTCTGGGACGCCTTCGAGAACGCATCAAAAACAAACCACCCACCGGAAGCGTTTTTGAACTCAATGCCAAGGGATACCGTCGGCGTGGGTGGATGGACTTTGCTTATCCTGGTATCGGTCTGGGAGCTGTGGTTCCGACCGATTGGTGTGGCCTCGGATGCACCCTACTTTCCAAAGAAGCTCTCTTGCACGCCGATTTCACCGGTTACGATGGCCGAGGGACTCAGGACCTCTTCCTTTGTTGGCACCGCTGGCACCCCGCCGGGATGAATCTGGCCATCGTCCCTCACGTGGCATGCGACCATATCAAGCGCCGTTCCTCGGAGGCCCCCATCACCGACCCAGAGATCATTCACTACCGAGCTTACCACGAGACCTCGGGTGAATGCCAAGGCCACCTCCGTCAACGAACGCAAGCCTTTATCTCTGTTTGACATCCACTTTTGAACATGGCTGCCACCTATAATATCGCAATTCAACAAGGGGCAGATTTTTCTGATAAAATCACACTGACGGATTCATCGTCCAATCCGATCAATTTGACGGGAGCCACGGTGACGTCTGTTATCCGGCGCGGCCCCTCCACGGCGGGATATGCCATTCTGGGATCTTTTACGATCACAATTTCAGCTCCCACCACCGGAGCAATTTCCCGATTTATGGCCGGATCGGTCACGGCCAATTTGCCGATTCCTTTTGGAACCGGAGTTTCTTTTTTGCATGACGTCAAAGTGGTTACTTCAACGGGAACAATTTTCTATCCGGTCACTGGATCGGTGACAATCAACGGCGCATCCACGGTTTAAGCAATGAGCAACGATTTTACGGCAGTCATTACTCCCGCTGCCGCAATTTCTGTCACGGCAACACAAAACACCACAGGCGTTGTCACGTTAAATGTCGGACCTCCCGGCATTCAAGGGGCAACTGGTCCACAAGGATCCACGGGAGCAACTGGAGCTACCGGATCAACAGGGGCGACAGGTCCAGCCGGCCCAACCGTCAATCTTCAAGTATCGGGTGGATATGTTCAATATCAGCATGTGGGAGATTCCTCATGGGTTAATCTGATTTCCGTGGCTACATTGACAGGAGCCACGGGCGCAACAGGGCCGACAGGTGCGACGGGTGCGACGGGAGCTACCGGAGCAACAGGTCCGCAAGGTCCAACGGGACCGCAAGGTTCTCAAGGTATAACGGGAACTACCGGAGCAACTGGAGCTACCGTAAACCTTCAAGTTTCAGGCGGATATATCCAATGGCAGCATGTTGGGGATTCATCTTGGACAAACCTTATAGCAGTTTCTTCCTTGGCGGGTGCTACCGGGGCAACCGGAGCAACGGGAGCAACTGGTTCACAAGGACCTCAAGGACCTCAAGGAATTCAAGGAATCCAAGGCCCAACAGGGGCAACTGGAGCCACGGGCGCAACTGGAACTGCGGTCTACAATCAATCGCTGAACACGACCAATGATGTGGTGTTTGATAAATTAACCATTGGAGCTGATAGCAATATCGTCCTTAATGCCGACGGATCGGCTTTATTTGCGGGTGGAAATGGTTCTTTATCAATAGCGGCCGATGGGTCGCTTAATCTGCAAGGAAACATTGAATTAAATGCAAGCAATGGAAGCGCGTCGTTTGTATCAGGAGCATTTATTGTTCAATCTGATGGAACAATAAATTTTGATAGTGGAGCTGGATCAAGCGACTCGTATGGCGGATTAAACAATAACAATGGAAATGATAATTGGGGAATAAATGGGCAAAATGGAGCTGCATCGTTTGCTTCGGGTAATTTTTATATAAATCCAAATGGATCATTTACTTTTGATAGTGGCAGCGGCTATGGGGGAAGAAGTGACGGACAAGGCGGATTTTCAAATCAGTTTGGCAATAATAATTACTCCATCAATGGATCAGATGGTTCCGGGAATTTTCAAGGCCTAAACATCGGTTCAGGCTCTGCATCGGTCGATTACACGGGAGCAGCTCGATTTAATTATATTGGAACAGGACAAACCACGGAATATCTGGGACAGGAGCATTACAATGAATTGTGCGCCCCGGTCGGGGGAGGAGATCCGTTGTTTATTGCTGGTGGAAATGGCGTCATCGAAATCTGGGACAATCCCAACTATGACGATGCCACATCGTTTGCGTCTTTTGGTTTAGCCATCCCTGGCCATGCCATTACTTCCGACCTGATTTTTTCAAATTACACGGGAGGGTGGAATGAATCGCTGCGATTAACGTCCAATCGATCTGCCAGTTTTAACGGAGGTGTTGCCACAATTTCCAATACCGGGGATGGATCGTTTCACTCAATCAAACTTTCCTCTATTTCAGCCCCCTCATCGCCGGTCGCCGGGCAAATTTATTTCGATACGTCATCTCATCATTTCTATGGATACAATGGTTCCGCTTGGAAGCAACTTGACAATTAACCCTTATTAACCCTTAGCAATCACCTCACTCCCATGTCCATCACGCTCGCACCCGCTCCAACATCCGCATCGGCTCAACTTCAATCCGCCGATGTGCAAACGTTAATTTCCGTCCTGGCTCCCCTTTTCACACTGACTCCTCCTCAAGCATTAAGTAACTGCACGGCAGCCAATCTCAATGTGCGTCCCGACGGAACCGGCATGATCACATTGCGTTTTGCGGCCGCTTCCCCGGTGACACCTCCGGTAACATCCACGGCATCCCCGGCGCTTTCCACGGCCACCCCGTTGGCTTAAAATAAATGAGCGAACCCGAAATCGCGTGCATCCGAGAAGATATTGCCGAGCTTCGGGCTATCGTCGAGGAACGGGGCAAGACATCGGCCAATCATGCCAGTTTGCTTCGGATCGGGGTGGGGGCGGTATTAATTCAGATCGTAACCTCGGTCTACTTTGCAGGTCAAAAAACTCAACTTCTCGACACTCTCCGCGACGAAGTGATTACTCTTCAGGATCAGGTGGCCGCGATTAAACACGGAAATCCTTCCTGATCCTTTTTGACACCGGGTCTTCAGCATGAAGATCCCGTGGCTTATCCTTCTTGGTTGCCTTTCCCTTTCAGCCTGCGCATCGGCACCGAAAAAACCGACGCTGATTGATCATTCCATTTCCAAAGCGATCACCGAAAGCGATCAACTCGATGGCAAAGCCGTGGTAATCGAGTCCTGGCTGCGCTCCCACTGATCTGTTGAAAAAATGAGAAAATCTTTACACGTTTTGCTGTTTTTGTTCACGGCATCGACATGTGTCCTTGGTTCAACTGCCGAAATTTCAAAAGAAGACATTCTGGCCACTGTCCGGCACATGCAAGCCTTGGCCGCTGATCAAAAGGCTGCGCTGATCCAAGCCCAAAATGATTATTCCCAACAAACCACAAAGCTTCAGGAACAAACGATCCTGACCGACAAGTTCCACAAGGAAGCCAGTGACAATGCCCGCCAGCGGGACGTGATCCTCTATCTTTTTGCCATCGTGATCGGATTTTATGTCGGGACGCTTTTTGGAGGGGAAGTCATGCGCGACTTTCCCGCCCCTTGGTCATTTGTCGCTTGCGCCGGGGTTTATATCGTGTCGGCTTTCTTTGCGTATACCGTGGGACGGATTGTCCTGGCATCGCTTGCCCATTTCATCCCATGAAAGCAATGCTCTCCTACATCTCGAAAGTGATGTCGGAGAAAGATGGGACGCCCAGTTCCCTGCGATGGGCGATGGTCGTGATCATCCTGACGATCTGCGGTGTCGTGATCCACGCGGAGCTGACCCATCAGGACTTAAGCGCCAACTTGCGCGACATCCTAATCTGGCTAGGCGGCATCGCTTTTGGATCCAAGGTTACAAGCAAACCATTTGAAAACACTCCTGCGCAGCCATCTAGCAATCCATGACGCCCACCGACATTCTGGCGGCTTCCAATGTATCGGGATTTTCTTCCCGATTCCGCTCGTGGATTAATTTTATCTTGGCGTGGGAATGTGATCTCGATCACGACGGGTCAATCCGATTTGAGTCCCTTGGAGATGGTGCCGGAACCACATTTGCAGGCCTGACTTCCCGCGACGATGGACTCACCGATGCGCCCACGGCCCTCTGGGTGGCCAATACCTATCGGGAGAAATACTGGATCCCTTCTCAGGCCGAAACCTTGCCAATGCCGGTGGGGGAAGTAATCGCCAATTATGCGGTGAACTGCGGCATCGGACGTGCTTCCCGATTTTTGCAATCTGCTTTGATTGATTACGGCGCCCGCATCGAGCTCGACGGGATCACCGGAGCCAACACGGTCTCGGCTGCGTGGAAAGTTCCAACATCAAAAGATTTGGCCTTGGCCGTCATTGCCAAGTCGCAAGCCTATTACAACTCCATCGCCCTCGAAGGACGCCAGCAGTGGCTCACCGGATGGATTAACCGGAATAAGAGCCTACGCGACACCTTCTGCGCTTAATTTTATGCCCGGCAACCCGATTGGTACAAAACTTGTATTAGAAGCTTTGGAACGATTTTCAGATCATGGTTCCCTGACAATCGCCAAGGCGCTTTATAAAAAGCACCCCGAAGTTTGGTCTTCTTTGGATGCCGTTCGGAATTCACTAAGGTATTTTCGCGGAGCAAAAGGTAAATTTGCGCTTAAAGAATTAAAATCGATTGAATTTGTGCGTCCAAAAGGGAAACAACACGATCCGATGGCCCTTCCGCCCAGCGATGAACGCCAGTTTGTGCCGTTTGTGATCGAAGGGTCCGAACGAATCGGCGTTCTTTCGGACATCCACGTCCCCTTTCATAATAACCCCGCGCTTACCTGCGCCCTAGCACACTTTAAAAAACGCCGCATCGATACAATCCTGCTCAACGGCGACACAATCGATTTCTACGCCCTTTCCCGCTTCGAGAAAGACCCCCGTGAACGCGACACCGCCTACGAGCTAAAAATGGTCGGGCAGCTCCTCGACTATATTCGGGAGAAATTCCCGAAGGCTCGCCTGATCTGGAAGGATGGTAACCACGACGAGCGCTGGATGAGCTACATGCGGGTCAAGGCCCCCGAACTGCTCGACATTCCCCAATTTCAATTTTCCGCCATTATGAAGTTTGCCGATCGAGGCATGGAATACGTCAGCGACAAACGTCTCATTTTGGCAGGGGGACTGACGATCCTGCACGGCCACGAATATCGCCAAGCCATCCTGGCACCGGTCAACGCGGCGAGGGGATTCTTTCTTAAAGCCAAAGCCAGCACCCTGACCGGCCACCTCCACCAATCAAGCGAACACACGGAACCCACCGTGCGCGGAAAGATGATCACCTGCTTCTCGGCGGGAGCCCTTTGCGATCTGCACCCGGCCTACATGCCGCTGAATCGCTGGAATCATGGATTTGCCGTGGTGAATCTTAGGGGAGAAGACTTCGAGGTGGAGAACCGGCGCATTGATCGCGGCAAACTTCTTTAAGTGATCCCATGAGCGTTGTCAGTGATGCGATTCCCCACCCGGAGCCGACTCCACGAACCGATGCCCTGGTATTCCCCAACGGCTGCATGTCCGGAAACCTCCTCGAGCATGCCCGATGCCTTGAGCGTGAAAATATCAAACTAAGAGCGCTTATTGAATCGATGCTCATGATCAAACGCCCAACTTCAGAGGATTGATCCAATGAAAATTCTTTCTGACGAAGAGGGAAAAGTCAGATGGGCGCTCTCACTCGATGTCACGATCGAGGGAATCAAGCTACCATTCCGGCTGCGGATCACCACGGACGACCTCGACCAGGTACACGATGCGCTTAGCGACTTTCAGGCATTGATTGTTGAAAAGATCGACCAACAACTGGGATGAAATCCCCGCGTCGGATTAAGATCATTGATCGCAAGCTCGGAAAGGAACGGGCCGTCGGTCAAGCGCATCACGGCGATAATCTGATCGAGATTGATCCTCGGCAGCGATCCCGCGACCGGCTCGACACCGTCTGCCATGAAGTGATTCACCTTCTCGGCCCCCATTTAAGCGAAGAAACCGTCATCTCCCACGCCAATATCCTAAGCGACGCTCTCTGGCGCGACAAGTGGCGCCGGATAGAACACTAGACCTCGGGCTCATGCCCGTAGGCCCGAAGCAGCTGCCGAGTCAGGTGATTCTGATTCTGTATTTCAAACGCGGCCAACGTAGATTGAGCTAAAAGTTCCTGCTGAAGTTTGTTTGAATCTCGAATCTCTTTAAGAAGAGCAGCTTGGTATTCATGCAATTTTTTCCCCTGACTTTCTAATCGCGAAAAACTGATCAAATAAAGAATCGGACAAAGCACATAGATCAAACCAATGATCGCACAGAGCAACCACACTATTCCGCCGATTGACGCGATTGATCCCAACGCTTCTTGATTTGTGACCGCCAGTAAAAATGAGTTCATGAATAAAGCATGCAACAAGCGTTCAGCAGGATCAAATTTAATGCAAAAGAGATACTCACAAATTATTCCCACGACTTACAAAGAACAAAATTTTGAAAACGTTACATTTACTTTTGGTTAATGCGTTTTTGAATTTAACTTGATTAAAAAATGTCCAATTCTCTGATATGGTCTCATTTAGTAAATAATCAGTTGACGGAAATCAAGTGCAAGCTGACTTTTTAGCATGAACACACTAGACTACATTCGAGGACAGACTGTGGTTTCCAAGGTTGGGAAAGCCACAAAAGATTGGCAGTTTTTCCGCATCACCAACCGTCTTGAAAATTGGATTGTTCTCAAGCCCCTCACCTCCATAGAGGCCGGAGGAATATGGGTTCCCGGCATACCAGACCCCAAAAAGAAAACTATCCGCAGGCTCGTTTTGGGAGCATCTGGGCGCGAGCATATTGGAGGCATTGTCATTGACGGATTTGCTGCGCCTTTGCGCATTTATCGCAAGCCTCGCGGGGGTAAAAGAGCCGGTTCAGGACGCAAAGCTGGTGGTGGAAAAGGACGCACAGCAATTACCCGATCCATTTCGATGCAGCCGGAGGATTGGAAGCGATTTGATTGCCAACAACAAGGTATGTCCCGTGGTGGATTCCTTTCTAAAGTCCTAAAAGACAGGGAATAAAAATAATTGAAAAAAGTTCAGAAAAAGTATTGACGTCTTCCAATCATCAAAATAGGGTTTGAAGAAGTTCATTATTTCTGACCCATAACCGCACTGCGATATATGTCATGAATAGTGGGCGATAACCAACGAACCTATAACGACATGCAAAAACCCAAAAAAGTCATGATTCAGGTGCAAGTCCCTGACGAGCTGTATTTGATGATTAAAGAGCGAGCTAATGAGACCGATCGGTCAGTAGCTAATTATGTCCGCACCATCCTGCGGATGATGCACCCGGAAAACGAAGAGACGACGCATATTGATTAGGTCATTACCCATTATCAATACGAAAATGATTGCCCTCTTTTTCTTGATTTTAGGTCTAACCCTCTGGGTTGGTCGCATTGAGTTTGCCGAGATGATCGCCCTCGGACTTTCCCGTTTATCACGCCTTCGCAAATGAGCACCGATTCTTGCCTCAATGCTGCGATCCGGTCAGTCGGAAAGCGTCCTTTTTTTGATGGTGGTCGGTTTGTGACCCCAGAACCTTTTCATCCCTGGCATTTGATTCTTCCAAGGATTTTCAGTTGGGAGTTAAACCATTGGAGTAGTTTTCCACGTTTTCGGAGTTCGATTTACCCCTCTCTTAGGAGGGCGGGAAAATGAGCGTCGATACCACCTGTGCCCTTACTTTGGCAGCCATGTTGCTGATTGCTTTGGTTTCCTGCCGTCCACGCTGATGAAGTCCCCTCACCTCGATCTTGGATCATGCTACTTGTGCGACCAATACTATGCGATAAAGTCCCCGGCGCTTTGGTTGGCGGATGGGTATATCCCGGTCTGTGATGAATGCTATGGGGCGCTGAATGCTTCCACGGCGGATCTGGATCGGGTTTTTGGTCATGTCGAACCGGTGATGGTGGAGTTGGATCGGATGCGGGTGGGGCTACGGACGCTTATCTCAAAGGCGAAGGACTCCGGGGAGGTGTCGCTATGATCTCAGGCTCCCCTCAGGCGGGTCAGGCCCAGTTCCTCCGCAATACGGAGTCGGCCTTCGGTCAGGACGCTTCGGAAGCCTCTTACACGCCGGACATGGCTGCGGAGTGTGACTCGGATGCTGATGAGCTGGCGGAGGAGTTCTTCTGGTTTATCAAAAACAATATCCCGGCATCGAAGATGCAGGTGGATTGGTTGGTGATGAAGGAGGTGATCTCCTGCGCCGGGCGCTGGGGGATCACGGTTCAGGAACGGGAGCGCAAGAATATGGCCGGGGTGGCTTGGGAGATGCTGGGTCGGGTGATCGGTCTTCTCCTGGGGGCGAAAAATCTGGCCGTGCAGGTGCATGCCCTCGCCTTTGCCGCGGGGCTCGATCAGCTCAATGGGCTTAAAAGTCAGGCGGAGGTGGCCCGGGAGCTAGGATGCACCCGTGCGCTGATCTCTCACTATGTCGTGGGCTTCAGCGATCTGCTCCAGCTCCACATCACAAAGTTCCGGAAGACGGAATCGAGCCGTCCGACTTATTCGGCGGTCCAGTTGAAAAGAAATAACTAACAAAAAAAATTATGAATGATGCATTAACCGTAAAAAATTATTTTACTCCGGAGGGGTTGGCTCTTCCGGAGGTGTTGAGTGGGCAGGAGTTCTTTGAACTCGGGCGTCATATCAAGATGGCCAAGAAGCTTTCGGTCCAGTGGCTGAAGCAGTGGCGCAACTATGGGTCAAATCAGTTCGGGGAGGAGTTTGTCCAAGACACTGAAGCCCAGATCGAACTGGATCTGGGGCTGGCGGCCCTCGAGGTGACCGAAAAGCCGACTCTCAACCCGAAGGATAAGTCCACTGCCATCGTGACGATCCAAGGCATCCGGCAATCCTTTGATCTCTGGCACCGGAAGATGGCTCCCCAGATCCCCGACTGGAGTCGGGATCAACGCAAGATGGCTGCCGAGTTGCTTCGCCCGATGGTGGAGGTCTACGACAAGCTGCTTTATCTGGAGGAGAACAAGTGATGGAAAACAAGGACTATGAATCCCAGCGTCGGGAAAAGAATATCTTAAAGGATAAAAAGACGCTTTCCCTAGATTTTAGCGCAAAAGAAGAATCTGAAAAATCTTTGGAAAAGTTCCCTGTTTGTAAGAGTTGCCGTTATTTTTATGATGCTGCCTCAAGTTGGGGAGAATGTCATAGGAATGCTCCAAGTCCTCTTCTTTATTCTCCAGAAGATAAAGAAATCCTAAAAACTTTAGTTTTGTGGCCTTCCGTTAATGAGGATGAATGGTGTGGCGAATGGAGGGCTATCTGATGGATGCGCTTGTTGCTGAACTTTCCGATCAGGTGGCTGTGATGAAGGATCTCCATGTCGGACTTCTGGCGGAGATCCGGAGGATCCGCGCTGCGGCCCAGCATGTCTTGGACAAGTCGGCTTTTGCCAATGCGGAGGAGTTGGAGGATCTTGGGCGGGCGCTTCGCAAGCTACAGATGGAACTTGATCGGTTCGCTCCTTCTTCGATTCCCGTGAAGAAAGCTAAAAAAACGACCCGTCAATAGCATGAAGGGCGATCCGAAGATGAATGGGAGGATCATGGAAGTGAGAATACCAGGTGATGAGGCGGGGTATGCGATTTGGGAGAATGGAGTCTCTTTTCGGGATGTCGATCGGGCGTGTGATCGTTTCTTTAAGAATCGGAAGATGATTCATCTCTTTCGCTATTCATTCGGGTCGATTAAAGGGATCGGAGAAAAAAGCAAATGAGTCTTTCGATTCAAGAACGGGCTTCGCGTTATGTGGCCCGAATGGATGCCGCTGTCTCGGGATCTGGTGGCCATGATGCGACCTTTGCCGTCGCTGTGGCGCTTGTTCATGGGTTCGCTCTGGGCGAATCGGAGGCGATGGGGGTGATGCAGGAATACAACTCCCGCTGTGCTCCTCCTTGGAGCGATCGGGATTTGGCCTATAAGCTTCGGTCTGCCGCCAACTCGCGCTCGCCTAGGGGGAGTGGATATTTGCTAGGGGACTCCAAACGTTCGGAGAACTATCCTTACCAGTATCAGGCCGTTCCTCCTCCGGAGAAAGTGGCTTTCGATCCGGATGCGCTGGCCTTCATGGCGGGAGATTTTCGTCCAAGGTTAAATTGGTTTGCCAATCGTTCCTATGCCGATCCCTCTTTGATGAGTTCGGCAGATTTTCTGTCGCTGCTCTATGCGGGGGAGAAGGTGTTGATTTTTTCCGATGATCGTTCTCAAGGTCAGGCTCTCTGGCCTGACGATCCGATCCCTGCGAATGGAAATCGCGGAATGTGGTATCTCTCCAATCCTGTCGATGGGAAAGAATATCCCAATCCTCGAACGGGAAAGATGTCGCGTCGGTCGGAGGAGTCGGTGACGAAGTGGAAATTTGCCCTTTTGGAGTCGGATGAGGCGGATCCACGCATCTGGCTGGGCGCATTGGCTAAGTCTTCACTTCCAATTGCTGCCATTTATTCCTCAGGGGGTCGCTCCGTTCATGCTTTGGTGCGCGTGCCAGGACAAGGAGGACCAATGGCTACGCTCTCGGGTCCATCTTCAAAAATAGAATGGGATGAGTGGGCTCGCGCCCAGAAGCCGATTCTTTCCCGAATGGGTGCCGATCCCAAAGCTTTGACGGCTGTCAGGCTGACTCGCTTGCCTCAAAAGTGGCGTCCAGAAAAGGGTGCCCTTCAAAAGTTGATCTATGTAAATCCCACTCCCTTCGGTGAAAGGATTTTAGATCGCCCTGCTTCAAGGGATGTCCTGCGCGATGCAGTGCAGGCTGCCAAGGCTGCCATCGCATCCGAAAGTGTTGAGGCGATGGAATCGGCTGCCGAGAGGTTGCAATTTTACATCGCCATGAACCCGAAATTCACCGCAATGGTCGATGAACTACGACGGGATGCACAAGCGATCCGAGACCTTCACAACAGGTAGTGGTCGGGAAAAAACCGATTTCCCAAGATTTGACTGACTCAAGAATCCCACACGCTATGACTGAAAAGATTGTTACTTCCCCTGAAGAGGAGGAAATTTTTCTTCCTCAAATCGAACTGCCCCGAGTTGGGCGGATCCTGAGTGAGTTCGCCAGGGATGTCGGCCAAGTGATGAGTCAGAACGGAGTTTTCTTGCAAGATGGGCTGCCGGTTGTTCTGGAGCCGCGCACGGATCGGATGACTCCCCTCACCCCGGCCTGCTTCCGAACCTATGCCGAAAAGAATTTGAGGACGATCAAGATTGTGAAGCGGGCTCATACCGATGAGAAGGGAAACAGCTCGTCGACCTATGTGGGGGAGCCGGACTCGATGAACAAGATGCAGGCCGAGGCGGTGCTGACATCGCACCAGTTCCTCGAGCTCCAGCGTCCCCTTCGACGAATCTCCCGGGTGCCATTGCCGATCTTTAAGAATGGCGAACTGACTCTTCAAACCTCGGGATATGACCCAGAAACCAAGATCCTCGTGAAGGAGGCCTGTTAAATATTCAGCTAAATTAACACGAACTAAACACATGCAAATCAAATGACTTACGACCTGATGCCCAAAGAGGTGGCTGTCGATTACCTCAAGGATCTCTTACATGAATTCCCTTTTGCCGATGATGGGGGAAGATCGCTTTCGTGCCAGATTGCCGCGATGATGACTCGCTTTGCGGTGTCGCTTCTTCCGGAGCAGGCGCAAGTGCCGATGGTGGTCTGGAACGCAAACGGTCCAGCTGCCGGTAAGTCACTGCTTGCGATGGTGGTGGAGATTCCCGTGCGAGGGTTTGCCTCGATGAGGTCATTCCCTGAAGAGAAGGAGGAGTTGGAGAAGGTGCTGGCATCGGAGGTGTTGGCCGGGAGCGACTCGATCATTTTCGACAATATCAAGGACAAGGTGGACTCGGCTTACCTCGAGCAGTTTTCCACTTCATCGGTCGTATCAGTGAGACGGCTCGGGTCGTCGGCCAAGTATGAGGTCGCCAAGCAGACGATGGTGATGATGACCTCAAACCAAGCAGAGGTCTCAAGTGATATCGCACGTCGCTCGATCTTCGTGGATCTCTTTCAAAAGGAGGCAGATCCTCAAGCGCGGAAAATCGAACGGCCAATGGGGGCGGAGTACCTAGCACGGCCTGAAATTCGATTCCAGATTCTTTCGGCTCTCTGGTCACTGATCGTTGTCTGGGATAAAGGTGGGCGTCCACCATGCTCGTCGAGGCTGGCTGGCTTCGATGATTGGGCTCGCGTGATTGCGGGGATCGTAGAGTTCGCTGGCTTCGGTGATCCGCTGCGTAAGCCTGAGAGCGAGGAGTTCGGTGATCCCGATGCCGGGGATATGCGTGACTTGGTGAAGGCGATGGCCGAAGGGGTTTTTCAAGATGGGTTGGAGTTCCGCTGCCGGGAAGGGATTAGCTTCGATGACGTGATCTGGATTTGTCGCCACCGTGGCCTATTTGATGAACTGATCAAAGGGAAGGTGGATCGGGAGACCAAGGAGTTCGAGATCTACCAGTCGAGCCGAGGGAAGATGTCCAAGATGTTCGCTCGTTACAATGGACGGGTTTTCCGTTTTGGGGAGGATCTTGGAACGATTAAGCTTGAACGAGTCGGTGGCAAAAATGAACGGAAGTGGAGAGTTAGTTAGAATCAAATAACTTATTTTTAACCCCGATCTGGCGTTTGTTGGGTCGGGGTTTTTACGTTTAATCCATCGTCCCGCGCCCTTGGTTGATTAAATTATTCAGGACGGTCACCGTCATCAAATGCCAATTTTTGTGATAAAAAAGGGACTGGGGGATTGGAATCAGCTTAATATAGGACGGTCACCGTCCTGAATTGGAATGTGTCTCCTTATCACCTCCTTAAGTTCAATCCTATTAACCATAACTCTTTACATATTCTTAAAGGAGGTGTGACGGTAAAAGGGGATATTCTTGAAATTTTTTTGGTTCGGTAGGTAAATGAAAACTGTTGGAAAAGTCATTCGACCGTCCTGAAGTACCCCGGTAAGGAATCTTTTAATTAAAGATATTCCTTCCAGCAGTGGCCGTTTTCGTGATTTTTATGAGAATGTTGATAGAACATTAGGGAAGTGTCCCCTTTCCTTTCGTTCCTCTTTGATTCCGTTCCGTTCCTTTGACATTCCAAGGAATTCATGCGGAAATCCCGTCATGAGTCAGCTTTAATTGAA